CACGGCCACCGCCTCAGCCGCTGGGAGAAAAAGCAGGCCGACCGTAACGAGGTGCTTGACCTGATGGTCTACAACACCGCCGCCGCCCAATATCTCGGCCTGCACAAGCTCACCGAATCGCATTGGGACAAACTCTCTGCAGCTCTCAACCCCAACCAGATCAGCCTGTTTGATGCGCTTGAGCCCGTGCCTGTGCCGCGTGCTGACGAAATACAAGCAAAAACACCATCCAGCCCAACCACCGCAAGCACCGACAGCTACCAAAAACCAAGCGCACCAACCCCCGCACCAATCACCGTCACCCAGCCACCCGCCCCCCAGCCCTACATCACGCCCCGCCCAACCACCCGCCAATTCGCCCGCAACTGGTAACCAACCGCCGCCCATGCTCAAACCCGACCGCCGCCAGCAACGCCCAAACACACTCCAAAAAACCGCCGAGCCGCCCGAGCCCGACCTGGTTGACCGCATCATCCAAATGATGCGCACCGACCTGCCCGCGCTTGCCGAAAAACTTGGGCAAATCGAATCTGACATCAGGGCTGAATTTGCTGGTGAACGCTGTTACATCAGGGGTGTCCCCATCACTGTCCGCCAGCGCCGCGTGTCTGATGTGCTTGGCATGCTGGCAAATGGCCGCAACGCAACCACCATAGCCAGGCGTCTGCAAATCCCGAGGCCCACCGTATACCGCATCATCAAGCAAGCCACTTACCCACTGCAAGATGGCAGCATGATCTGAAACCTTCTCACCTTTGCTTGTTTTGAGACACCCTAACCGTTACCGTGCCGCCACCGCACGCACCACCACCAAACACCATGGCCCACACCCAAGCAGACCTCAACGCCGTTAAAGCGGCCATCGCCAGCGGCGAGCAGTCCGTCGAGATGAACGGCCGAAAGGTCGTTTACCGCACCATTGACGACCTGCGCAAAGCCCGAGACGACATCGCCGCCGAGCTGGCCGCCACTGACACCGCCAGTGCCAGCGCCGTGCGCCGTGGCAACTACAGCGTGCGCTTTGCCACCGCCCGAGGATTTTGATGGCCACCACCACCCACATCGCCACACGCCTGATCGACAAATTCATCGGTGCCATCAGCCCCGACGCGGGCCTGCGCCGCTTGCGCGCCCGCGAGCTACTCACCCGCGCCTATGAGGGCGCAAGCCAGCGCGACGGCTGGCGGCCCAAGCGCCCAGGTGCCAGTGCCGACGCTGACCACCTGGCAGACGCCGCGTCCTTGCGCACCCGCGCCCGCGCCCTGGTGCAAAACGTGCCCTACATCGCCCGTGGCCTTGACAGCCTGGTGGCCAACACCATTGGCACCGGCATCACCCCGCGCAGCCTGGCCAAAAACGCCACGCAAATCGACGCCCTCTGGGCACAATGGGCCAAAGTAGCTGACGCCGACGGCCGTTGCGATTTTTACGGCCTGCAAGCCATGGCCTACCGCGCCATGGAGCAAGATGGCGAGGTGCTGGTGCGCCTGCGCGCCCGCCGCCCTGAAGACCCTTTGCCAGTGCCCCTGCAGCTCCAGGTGCTCGAAATTGATTGGCTCGACAGCAGCCGCAACGGCAGCGCTGGTGCCAACACCATTCAAAACGGCATTGAGTATGACCCACTTGGCAAGATCGTCGCCTACTGGCTATGGGACCAACACCCCGGCAGCCTCATGCCCGGCCGCCGTGGCAAAACTGCCAGCTACGCCGTGCCCGCTGAGCGCATCATCCACCTCTTCACCAGCCAGCGCCCCGGCCAAGGCCGTGGCTTCACGCGCCTGGCTCCCGTCATTGCGCGTGTACGCGACACACAGCTCTACGAAGACGCAGAAATTCAGCGCAAGAATCTGGAAACCCGCCTAAGCGTCTTGGCCAGCGGCGATGCCAGCGCCATGAGCATGACCGAGAGCGAGGCACAAACCACCGTGCGTGCCACCGGCGAGCTAGGCACACTGGCCAGCGGTGGCATCACCCAAGTGCCCGCAGGCGTTAACCTCACAGTCGTCGAGCCAAAAGCCGTCCCAGGCTACGTTGATTACGTCAAATACAACCTGCACCTCATCGCCGCAGGCATGGGCATCACCTACGAGATGATGACCGGCGACGTGCGCGAGGTCAACTTCTCAAGCGCGCGTGTGAGCATGCTCGAATTCCGCCGCAACGCCGAGCAAATGCAGTGGCTCACCATCATCCCTCGCCTGTGTCAGCCCATTTGGGACGCCTGGGTGCAGGCCGCCACCATGGCCGGAAAATGGCGCGTGTCTGACACCGCAGTTGATTGGTCAACTCCCAAGTGGGACTACGTCAACCCCGAGCAAGACGTCAAAGCCGACCTGGCCGAAATCAGCGGTGGCCTCACCACCATCAGCGAAAAACTCCGCCGCCGTGGCTACAAACCCGAGCTGGTGTTTACCGAGCTAAAAAGCGACCTTGACCGCCTGCAGGCCGACGGCACCCTGCCAATCTTGCTGCAGCTGCAAACCAACCAGGCGCCGCCTGCGCCGCCAGAAAAAACACCGTCGGTAAAAGCCGTTTAAAAATCGTCTCAGCTTTGCTTGTTTTGAGACGCCCACCCCGGCATAGTGCCGGGCCATGACAGCACAAACTAACGCCACACTCACCACCCAGCATCTGCCCGCGCTATTGCGCGCCGCGCAGATCGAGCCCACCACTTTCAACGAAGCCGCCCGCACCGTTGATGTGGTGTTCACCACAGGTGCCAAGGTGCGCCGCTTTGACTGGCTGCGCGAGCGCTATTACGACGAAGAGCTGATCGTCACCCCCGACGCCGTTGACCTGGCCCGCATGAACGCCGGTGCAAGCGTGCTCAACACCCACGACCAATGGGATTTGAATGCCGTCATCGGCGTGGTTGAACGCGCCTGGATCGACGGCGCTCAAGGCCGCGCCACCGTTCGCCTGAGCAACCGCCCCGAGCTGGCAGGCATCGTTGCCGACATTCAAGGCGGCGTCATCCGCCACATCAGCGCAGGCTACACCATCCAGGCCATGGAGATGGTCCCGCCCGAGCTGCGCACCGACGGCGACACCACCCGCTGGCTCTATCGCGCCACGCGCTGGCAACCCGCCGAGATCAGTTTTGTCCCCGTTCCCGCAGATGCCGGTTCCGGCACCCGCGCCGCACCCACGCCGGGCACCCTGCCTTGCGTGTTCACCACCCGGGCAGCCGCCCAACCACAGAAAGACCCCACCATGGATGAAATCCAAGCAGGCGGCGCAGCACCCGCACCCGCCATCACCCCCGCCGTGCCCGCTACAGCCGCGCCCGCCCCTGCAGTGCAAGACACCCGCGCCGCAGACATTGCCGACCTGTGCGCCCGCCACGGTGTGCCAACCCTGGCCGCCGGGCTCATTCGCAACGACTCCAGTGTGGCCGACGCAGGCATTGCCGTGCTAGGCGAGCTGGCCCGCCGCGACACCGCCGCCGGTGGCCACCGCAACGTCGCCCGCATCGAAACCGTGCAGGATGAGATGCAAGTGCGCCTGGCAGGCATTGAGCAAGCCATTTTGCACCGTGTTTCCGCCGCCACCAAGCTTGACGACAACGGCCGCCAATACCGTGGCCTGAGCCTGATCGAGATGGGCCGCGACTTTCTGGAGGCCCATGGCCAAAACACCCGTGGCCTTGACCGCATGACGCTGGCCAGCCGCATGCTCAATTTCCGCGCCGGTGGCCCCATGGGCACCAGCGACTTCTCAAGCCTGTTTGCCAACGTGGCCAACAAACGCCTGCGCAGCGCCTATGACGAAAACGCTGGCACCTACGCCATGTGGGCACGCCGCGCCCCCAACGCGCCAGACTTCAAAAACATGTCTGTCGTGCAGCTGGCCGGTGCGCCTGACCTGTTGCAAACCAATGAGGCGGGCGAATTCAAATACGGTGCCATGACTGACGGCGGCGAGACATACGCCATGCTCACCTATGGCCGCATCGTGTCACTCACCCGCCAGGCCATCGTCAATGACGACCTGCGCGCCTTTGAGCGCATGGTAACCGCCTTTGGCTTTGCCGCCCGCCGCCTGGAAAACCGCACGGTATACAGCCAGCTCACCGCCAATGCCAACCTGGCAGACGGCGGCGCGCTGTTCAACGCCACGGCAGTTACCACGGCAGGCGGTCATGCCAACCTGCTGACTACCAGCGCCCTGGCCATTGGCACCCTCACCACAGGCCGCACCAGCATGCGCCTGCAAAAAGGCTTGCAGTCTGAAGAGCTGAACCTGGCCCCGGCTTACCTCATCGTGCCCGCCGCGCTGGAGCAAACCGCCTACAACTTGACCAGCGCCAATTACGTGCCCTCCACCAAGGCCGAGATCAACGAATTTCGCGCCGGTGGCCGCACCGCCGTCACCCCGGTGGTCGAGCCCGTGCTGGACGCCAACAGCGCCACCAGCTGGTATTTGGCCGCTGCCAACAGCCAGGTGGACACGGTCGAATACTGCTACCTGGACGGCGCGGAGGGCCCCGTCATTGAGTCCGAAGTCGGCTTTGAAACAGACGGTGTGTCTTACAAGTGCCGCCTCGACTTTACCGCCAAGGCCGTTGACTACCGTGGCCTGCTGAAAGCCACCGCGTAAACCAAGCGCCTAGGGCGGCCCGCGCGCCGCCCGGCCATCAAAACCCCACCTGAAAGACACCACCATGAAAACATACAAGCAAGAGGGCAAAGTCCTCACCCTCACCCCCGGCGCAGACGTGGCCTCTGGCGTTGGTTACCTGTTTGGCGTCAGCCTGTTTGGCGTAGCCGTCAACGACGTGACCCGCGGCGTGCCCGGTGAATTCATCACCGAAGGCGTTGTCACCATCGGCAAAACCAGCGCCCTGGCCATTGCCGTAGGCGACCGCGTGTTTTGGGATGCCACCAACAAGGTAGTCAACAAGACAACCACCGCGCAGCAATGTGTCGGCATTGCCGTTGAGGCCGCCGCCAACCCCAGCAGCACCGTGGCCATCAAGCTCGGCTGCTACACCGACGTAGCCATGTAACCTAACGCAAGCCAAGGGCGCGCCATGGCCACCACACCATTTGCCCCGCTGGAGGCCCGCCTTAACCTGGCGGCAGTCTCACGCCTGGCCAATGTGTTGTGTGCGATCAATGGCGCAGCCCCGGTGGCCGCCGTGTTTGACAACGGTTATGCCGCTGCATCCGTCGGCCCCTACGGCATGGCCAGCACCCAGCCCATGCTCACACTCGCCACCGCAGACGTGCCCGCCACCCCGGTGGGCGCAGCGGTAGTGGTGGGTAGCACGGCCTATGTGGTGGCCGCCCATGAGCCAGACGGCACCGGCATCAGCCGCTTGGTGCTGGAGGTGGCAGCGTGAGCACCGGTTTTGCCACCGTACAGGCTGCGCTACTGGCCGCGCTGCAAGGCGCGCCTGCGCTCTCAGGCGTGGCCATCAGCGCCAACCGGCAGCGCCCGGTATCTGCCGCGCAGGCCAGCGCCATGGTGTTGCGGCTTGACCAGGCAGCTGGTGACACCGCTGTGCTCGGCATGATTGACTGGCAAACCGCCTTTGCGCTTGAGTGCTACGCCCGTGCCGACACCGGCACTGACCCAGCCGCTGCGGTTGACTCGCTTTTGTCCGCCGCATGGGCTGCCTTGGCTGGGCTTGACTACGCCAGCGCCGGGGCAGACATCACCATCAGCCCCACTGTTGATTGGCAGTATGACGACGCCGCCACGCCCATGGTCTGCGCCATTGTGCGCATTACCGCCATGCACCGCACCACCTTAACCAACCTGGCCCCGCTATGACCACCACCAAAACCACCACCCCCAAGCCCGAGGCCACCCCGGACCCGATGCCCGCGCCCGCCGCCGTGCCAGATGCCGTCAATACCCCGCCTGCAGGCGGCCAATACACGTTTGATCCCGCCACCGGCGTCTACAACCTTGTCACGCCATCAACCTTTCAGGAGTAATCCACCATGGCAAACCGTTTAATCCGCAATACCGTCATCCTGCTCAAACCCGAGGTCACCTACGGCACAGACCCCACGCCCAACGGCGCGGACAATGCCATGCTGGTGTCAAACCTCAGCATTAACCCGTTTAATGTCACGCAAGTGGACCGCGACCTCATCCGCAGCTACCTTGGCGCGTCCGAGATGCTGCTGGGCAGCCGCTACGTTGAGATCGGCTTTGACGTCGAGCTGGCAGGCGCCGGCACCGTGGCCGTTCCACCCGCATGGGGCAAAAGCCTGCTGGCCTGCGCCATGGCCGAAATCGTGACCGACACCTTCCGCGTTGACTACACCCCGGTGAGCTCCAGCTTTGGCAGTTGCACCATCTACTGGTACGACGACGGCCTGCTGCACAAAGCCACTGGTGCACGCGGCGCGCCCGTGTTCAAACTCGGCATCAATGGCCGCCCGGTCATCAGCTACAAATTCCTGGGCCTCTACAGCACCCCCACCGCTGCGGCAAACCCAAGCACCACGCTCACCGCATGGAAAGCCCCGCAACTCATTTGCGAAGCCAACACGCTCGACGTCACCTTTGGCGGCACCCACGCCACAGGCACGGCCCCTGCCATCACCGCCGGCACGCCGTACCCCAGCCAGGGCATCGAGGTTGACATGGGCATCAAGGTGGACTTCAACGCCCTGCTGGGTGGCGAGACGGTAGACATCACCGCCCGCGCCGCAACCGCCAAGGTAACGCTAGACCTCACCGCTGCGCAAGAGGTCACCATGATGCAGGCCGCAGAGGCCGCCACCCTGCAAACCGTGGGCCTGAGCCACGGCACGGTTGCCAACCAAAAAGTCATGATCTGGCTGCCCAGCGTGCAGATCACCAACGTGCAAAAGGCCGAGGCCAACGGCAAACGCCTGGTGGCACTTGACCTGCGCTGCCTGCCAAGTACCAGCGGCAACGACGAGGTGCGCATCGTCACATCGTTTTAATCCATTTAGCCCGCCAGCCCTTGCGCAGTCTGCGCAGGGTGCTATCAACCATATAACATTTTTACCAACCACACCCCATGTTCAAAACTGCTGTTGGCGACGTTGTTTTAATCCCGGTCAAGTTCACGCAAAAAGACGGCGCCATGGTGCGCAAGTTCGAGTTCACCCTGACCGCCAAAAAAACCAACTGGGACGACTACCGCGACGCCCGCGATGGTGACGCCATGCTTGACGTCATCCGCGACTACCTCAAAGAAAACGTCACCGACTGGAGCGGCCAGCGCTATGTGCTGCTTGAAAACAACGAGCCCGCCGCATTCAGCGCCGAAGCGTTTGACTACCTGCTCAAGCAACCCGGCCTCATGGGCATCGTTTTCAAAGCCTACACCACCGAGTGCGGAGGCAAGGAAAAAAACTAGCCAAGCTTGTCCGCCTATGGGCAAGCAAACAACTACTCATCGCCGCTGATCATGACGAAAACCAGGCCACCGTCAATACCGCACTGGCAGCCTGGGGGCTACAGATCGACGGCGACACGCCCGCGCAGGCCGAGCCAGATACGTTCTGGATTTGGCCTGAGAGCTTGCCCGTCTGGGCGCTATGGCAGCGCCTGCAAACCATGTGGCGCATCAGCATGGCCGGGCGCGATGGGCTCGATTGGGCCAGCGTTACCGCATGGCTTGAGCGCGCCGAGCGCATCCGCCACCCGCGCCGCCTGGCCGACACCCTGCACTGCCTGCGCGCCATGGAGTCCGCGGCGCTGGATGTTTGGGCAACCGAGCGCGAAAAGCAAACCAACAAGGGCTGACGCATGGCAACCGAAGTCAAACTAAAGCTCGCCATCGAAGGTGGGCAACTTGTCAGTCAAACCATCGACGGCGTGACAAAAAGCATGGGCGACCTCGATACCGAGGCGCGCAAAGGCGCAGTCAGCACCGACATGCTCAAGACCGCACTCGGTGGCCTGACCACGCTGGCCACAGCCGCTGCCATCGTCAAAATGGCAGACGCTGCCACCGCGTTGCAAACACAGTTGCGCCTGTCTGCCAACACCGCCGCAGAGGCCAAGCAAGCCTACAGCGCACTGTTTGACATCGCCCAGAAAGGGCGCGTGTCGTTCACTGAGCTGGGCAACACCTACGCATCCATCGCCCGCGCCGGAAAAGAGCTGGGTGTGTCGCAAGATCGCTTGCTCAACGTCACAACGTCCATCAGCCAAGCTATGACGATTGGGGGCGGCAGCGCAGAGGGTATGAAAGCCGCCCTGAGCCAGCTTGGCCAGGGCTTGTCATCGGGCACCCTGCGCGGCGAAGAACTCAACAGCGTGATGGAGCAAACGCCACGCCTGGCCAAGGCGCTAGCCGACGGCATGGGCATACCGCTTGGCAAGCTGCGCGAACTGGGCGCTGCCGGGCAACTCACCGCGCAACAGGTCATCAGCGCACTTGAAAAAGCTGGCCCCGCGCTGGAAAAAGAAATGTCATCCGCCACGCTCACCGTGGGGCAGGCATTTACCCTGCTTGACAACAGCGCCACCAAGTTTGTAGGCGACGCCGATCATGCCAGTGGAGCGAGTTTGGCGCTGGCGTCCAACATTCATGGTATTGCCAGCGCAATTGATACCGTAGGCGCTGCGCTCAACAACAACAAAACCGCCTTCACGATCCTGACGGATGGCGCACTTGGCGCAGCGGGCGCGGCAGGCGTTGCGCTGCTGATTCCGGGCCTGCGCGAGGTTGCCTTACTGGTGGCTGGTATTGGTGCTTTGGCTGGTGCTGGTGCTGGTGTAGCTAAATGGATCAGTGGAACAGACACCATGCAGGGCGTGGCCATGGCGCAGTACAACCAACAGATTGCGCTGATTAACCAAAAAATAGAATTAAACCAATACGCTACGGCGCAAGAAAAAATAGATGCTACGGCCCGGCTTGCATTGTTGCAGCAACACCGCCGTGAGCTGGAACAAATCATGGCGCTCAAAGCCGGTGCTACTGATCCAAGCTCAGACGCGGCAGAATCAAAACGTCTAGCAGCAGGAACGGCCGCGCTGAAAGAACGCGAGGAAATTCAAAAGCGCCTGGATGCGCTAATGAAACAAAGTAGCAACGTGCCTGATGCCTACATCGCCCGCATGAAAGAAATTCAGGCGCTGGCCGAATCTGGCGCGCTGGTCGGGCAACAGTACGAACAAGCTGTGACCGCTGCGCATAAGCTGTTGCCGAAAATTGCCGACGTATCGGTCAAGCTCACCGAAGCGCAAAAAACCGCAGCAGCAGAGGCGGCAAAGGGCTTGTCCCTGTACAACGACCTGGCCGACAAAGCCAACGGGTTTGATAAGTCGTGGGCAGAGTCAGCCATCCAACTGCGCAAGGCGCTGGACTCCAAGCTGATCAGCCAAGCGCAGTACAACTTTGCGATTCTTGAGAATTTGAAGACTCAGCCTCTCATGGTGGAGGCAGCCAAAAATGAGGCTGAAGCGCAAGCCGAAGCCGCCAAGGCGTATGACGATGCCGTTGACGCCGCCACCAAAAACGCCGCCAGCGTCAAAGAGCAGCTTGAAAAACAGCTTGAGCACAACGCTTCTATTGGCCTGACCGCCGTCGCCGTGGCTGAGCTGGAAGCGGCCAAACTCTCAGAGCAAGCCACCGCAAAAGACCGCCTGGCCACGCTGGCTGACGAAATTGATTGGAGCGGGCGACTCAGCGCGAAATACCGCCAAGAGGCTGCCGACCTGCGTAACCTGGCCGCTGCGAAGATCGCAGGTGCATCCAAAGAAAGAGCCGTAGACGCCGCCAAAGACCTGGCCAATGCCAACAAAAAGGCCGCCGAGGAATCCAGCAAATA